GCACCAAATATAATTGATTCTTCATCGTTCGTTGGTAGGCCAGTAACTATTATTCCCGTTACTTTTTCACCAGTTACATTGTTGTGCATGGTATTAATTCCGATTTTCTCGTTGCCCAATTTATCGATGAATGGTTTAAATACTAGTTCAGGGGAAAAATCACCATTATTTATTTTATATACTAGCTTATTTACCACTGATTTATATCGTGTATCTGAGCTCTCCCAGAAACCAGCATTGTCTTTCTTAATGGATATAGGGTAGTCAATTGTTGATTTGATTATTAAGTCTGCTTTCTTACCACCAGCTACATCGTATCCAGTACCTTCTACACCATTTACATTCTCGATGATATGTTGTTTGAGTGGTGAGGTAAATATGATTTTATTTACACCGTTCTGGATATATTGGTTAATTTCGTTCTCTAATATATCTTCATTTTCTGTACCAGCGGATGCTCTACCTTGAGCATTTGATGGTTTAAGTAGGAATAATGAATCTTTATATTTGATACCACCGATGGATGAACCTTTAACATTTGGATCGTACTCAAATTCGTCCAACTGTTGTATACGTTTTACGTATTCATATCGTTCAGATCTGGGTACTAGTAATTTACATCTTTTAGTGGATTGGTAAACGAAATTAGTATCGTCTAGTCCTAATATCTGTTTGAGTACACATATTGCTTCTTCGGCATGTGTTAAATTGTTTAAACCCATATATATTTTAAATAACTTATTCTGGTGTTGTTCTATCTAGTATTCTAGGTTGGGATGTGATAGGGGATGCAATGAATTTAAGTGGGATATTTAATGATTTAATCCACGATACAGTATCGTAGTAATCTTGTTTTATGCCGTCGTAGTATTTAGTGTCCTTCCAATTTTGTTCTAGGTAATCTAGGAAATGGTCTTCGTCTATTATGGCTATTTCGTCTATGTATGGTGTTAAGTCTATTTTACCGTACTTTGAGCTAATTCTTTCTTCCGCTTCAAAGTTTGGTGTATTTTTACCATACGAAAATTCCTCTTCCCCACTAGTTACATCAACGTATGGTTCAAATTTATATTTGTTAGACATTTTGTCTCCGTTTAATTTGATTTTGATTTGATGTTTGTCGTCTCCTAGAGTGCTTATGTTCGGATCTCTAGTAAATGAGTAATATTCATTAGCCGCGTTACTGGAATATGAACTGTCTAATTCTATATGGTTAGAAGTGCGGTGCATATTTGCTAGAGTTTCTAGATCGGTGAAGTGGTATATATCTCCAATTTGTTTTGCTTCTTTCAAGTCTATACCCATTGACTTTAATTCATTCTCTAGAATTAAAATATCATTCGCATCGTTCATATCCGGGTATCCTTTAGGGAACTTGTATGATATCCTATGTAAAAATTGTGTTACATCATCCATATTATTTTAACTTAGAGTCTATTATATTTTTTAAAGACTCAGAGGTTGCATTACTTCTAAAAGATGGATTCATTCCATCCCATATTATATTTAATATGTCTTTAAGTTCCAAAGGAGTATTTATTTGGGATAAAGCCGATTTCCCACTTCCTTGTAGATATTTTTTTAAAGCTATTACTTCAGTTGATGATTGGGTGGGGGTGATTTCACTTAATACTTTATTTATTTCTTCTTTAATAATTTGTTTAAGGTGGTTTTTAGTAATTAGTTTATTTTCTCTTACCCCTGTTATAGTTCTACCGGCATATTGGGACTTTAAAAAGTCTATTAGTTTAGAATTCATATTAAAATCTTGTTCTAATGGTTTATCATCTGGTTCACTATCAATAATTTTAGACATGTATTGGAGAAAACTATTTTCAACAGTATCATCTATTATGGACGATACCTTGTCATCTATGTCTAATTTATCCAACCATGTATTGGTTTTTTTGATATCTGGTTTGGAAAATGCTGCTTTAACAAAATCAAATGTCGATTTGGCAGCATCGACTCCAGGGATAAAGCTAACTAGAGTTTCTAAAGCAACTTTTCCAAGTTTTTCTCCTTTTTGTTTAGTAGATATAAATTTGATTACTCGTTTTAGATCTCCATATGTATTTAATTCCATATTTTATATATTCATGTTGTTAGTGTTTATGTTGGTGTTTCTTCGGGTGTGGTTTCAGGGGGTGTTTCAGGTGTTGTTGGAGTAGATGTTTCGAAATCTTCAAATCCATCATTTTCAGTGCTTGGTTCTTCTTTGGCTCCGTAACGCAATATCCTAGCTATAGCTTCAATAGCGTGTTGTTCTTCTGGTATATTTACTAGGTAATATTTTTTACTCTCAACTTGAGCTATCCAACTACGTTTACCATATATAAGGTAAAATTCTTGGTTATTCTGTAAGTTAATACGGAATGTAGTAGGCATTGGTGCTACCCAATCCAAAGATGTAATGAAACTATTATATTCGGGTGATAGTAAATCTGTTAATACGCGTTTTAGTTCGGGGAATCTAACTAATTCATCATATTCAGGTGTTGCTTGTGGGGCTAATAGGGGTTTGTCTTGGTATTTTTTAATTATTACTCGGATTTTGTCCTTTAATTCATCTGCAGTCATTTTGTACTATATTTTAGACGTTCCATTATTCTATTAGCTATATCCCGTATTAATGGGTTTTGGTTTCGTGTTTGAATGTATGAATCGGAATTTATTTCCTCAAGGGGAGATTCAAATTCACGTTTAGCTTGTGCAATTGCTTTACCGTATGCTACTTTTTCTGCTTCGGCTCCATATCGTTTAAATAACTGATCTCTACGATCGTTTATCATTGCTTTAAATATAGATTTAGCTTTGTTAGATACTTCGGGGGATAGACCTTCATTTAATGTATTAATATATCCCATATCTTGGTTAGTTTTAGTAAGGTTAGAAGTCCCAACGGGTTTAGATATTCCGTTGGGTTGTTCTGTATATGGCATTTTATTTTGTTTTATCCTCAACTAGTGAATTGCGTTTGAATTCAGAAGCTAATGTTTTTAATTCGTTAGCAGCGCTACGTGCTCTACTACGAGATACTTTAGTAGTTTTTGTGTGTTCTGTTTCTAAAGTTGCTACTGTTGCTTTCAATACTTCTAAAATTTCTGTTGTTGTTCTAGTTGCAGTAGTAGTTGTTGTTTTTGCTGGTTTTGTAAGTGTTGCGTTCATAGATTTTATTTTTATATTTATTGGTTACTGAATTTATTGTGCCATTGATTGGTCAATAGCAAATTTAAGTGTGTTAAGTATCTGTGTGGTAAGTTTTTCGTTACCCATTGCTTTAGCTGTATCTAAAGAGGCCATTAAGTTATTAATTAATTCTTTAGCATCACCTGTAGCGCTAGAAGCTGCTGCTGTTAATTCTGCTTCAGGTGCATCTGTTTCTGGTTCTAGTTCTAAATCGATTTCCTCGTCGTCAGCCGGCATATCTTCTGCTTTGTCTTTTTTAGCTTCGTACAATTCATCACCATGATATTTAATATAATTATATGCATCTTCAAAACGACCATCATATACATCTTCCCAAAAATCGTGACCTTCTTTGGTTGCTTCCCAGTCTACCATATCTAATTGAAGAGATGGGAAGAATGGGTTTTTACCAGTACTATTCCAATTAGCAAGCATTCGAGCATAAATTTCTGGGTGTGGGTCTTTATAGTCTTTAAATTTAGATAGATGTTTGGATATTTCATATATCTTGTTTTCGTCTTCTTCTTTAAGGATATGTTCAATTTTATCACGCCCTTTTTCTTCTCTACGTTTTTGAATCTCATCAGCTTTTTCCTTATTAGCTAATAGGTCTTCTAATGATTTAAATTTTTCAGATGTATTATATTTTCCATTATTGTACGATGTTCTAGTAAGCTTACTTTTATCCCAAACCCACGTAAAATTATTTCCTCCACCTTCGTATATCTCGTCTTCGTCTCCAAAATTAATATCCATACCATCAAATGGATCCTCTTCCCCATTATTATTATATATGTCATCACCCAAATTATAATTTTCACGTCCACCTAATTCAGCCAATACCATTTCACGTATTTTAGCACGTAGGTTATTTTCTACTAGTGTAGTTTTAGTGGTTTCTGTTTTTTTATTTTCGTTTAATCTGTGGAAAACCGGGTTTAAGTTTTCGATTGCTTTACTTTCCTTAAGGAATTTTTTTAAGTCAAAATTATCGCTCATGTGTGTTATTTTAGTATAAATATTGGTATATTATTGTTCTTTATATTTCGATAGGTAATCCGCGTATTCTTCCATTGCTTGAATTACGTGAGGTTGCTGTACGTTGTTTGGAGTATTGTATATTGATGGTATTTCATTTTTTAAATATTCCATAGCAGACATAGGATATGCAACACCCATTTCATTTAATTTTTGGTTGCGAATCCACGCGTGGTGGTTAAAGTTGTCTTTCATTTTTTAATATTATTTGTGTATAAATATTCAGTAAGTAATGTTCCTATAACACCGATTTTCTGTCTAGTGTATACCCATTCTTCGTGGGTTAATTGGTGTTGTTTTTCGTTATATGCTATACCCATTACACCAATTAAATGGTTATCTAAACTATATAAACCAACCATATATAATGATTTTGTATTTAATGGTAGGGTAATACTTTCCATACCGTATAATTCATCACCTTCTTGCACTACTGGAACGGATAGCTCTCTATCTCGGTGCATTTTATTTAATGCTTTAGGGAATAGTGAAGCGGGTATGTTCTGTAGTAGTGCTTGTAGTGAAGGGGTATTTAATGTTAATTTTTCGTAGAATACACTAAATTTCTGTATTGATTTACCTGTTGGGTAAAAATGACCACCGTTATGGAATTGTGCTATCCATATTCTATCACATTTCAATTCATCCATCATATCCTCCAACTGTGAATCCACCATTACGTTCATATTAATGGCTTCGGATATAGTTGTTTCTTTGGTTGATTTTGTGAATTTCGATTGAGCCCATGCTACAGCAACAGGTCCGAATACTGCTGTTATTAGTGCTACTGAAATAGTGATGATCATTGTAGGGTTGTCCATAGTGTTATTTTTTCAAGCTTAATAAATAGTCTATACCATCTTGCATAACTTGTTGGATTCGTTTTTTGTCTATCCCTCCAACCCACTTCTGGATGTCTCCAGCTTCGGTTATAAAACTATTGTTACTCTCAGCGAGAGCATCTTGCATGTAACTCTTGTATTCCTCTATTTGAATATCAATTTCTTTATTGTGTACTTCGTTTATATATGATTCCCAAGTACCTGCTAATTTATGTTGTGTCTCAAATGTTGTTTGGCAATCCAAACAATGACCGAATGATTTGAAGTAATATGGATCTAATTGTTTATCCATTATTTGCTTACACGATGTGCAGAATATAGGTATTGCTACTTTTTTGAATTTATCTAATTTAGTAATGTTCTCGCGTACACCGTCAACTATGGTCCATTTTTTACCGTTTTCCTCCCACACATCTCCTTCAACGTAATCGCTTGAGGATTTCATATAACCAACACCGTGAGTAACACGGTCGCCTGATTTACCTTTTACAAGGTTACGAATACGTTGTACATCTCGCTCGGTAAATTGTTTCTTTAGTACTGAATCTGACATATTATATGTTGAGTGCTTTTAATTGTTGTATTGTGTCTTGAGTTGAAGTATGAAATATACCTATACCTCCGCGAGCAACCCATTCGTCTATGGTAGCAGCTCTATCGTCGATAAGTATTGCATTTTCTTGGGAAAATTCAGCTTTGCGAGCCGCTGGTGAAAAATATAATTTCTTTACAGGGCCTAGATGGGTTTCAACCCACACGGCCTTACCATATCTTGATCCTGAATTGTATGTAGGTGCAGTTAAAATATATGGTTTATATAATTTAATGTAATCCCATAATTCCTTCCCATCTACCATCCAATCCAATCGGGACCAGTATTCTTGCTCAGTTATATTTTTAACAAGTAAACTATGGTTAAACGCTCTCCAGAATGTAGATTTGGTCTGTACATCAGCATGTGATGTGTGTTTACCAGTTAATTTTTCGTATCCTTTATCGAAGTCAACTAAAACTCCATCAAGATCACAGTATATAGTATATTTTGATTGTTCCACTATTTCGTTGTATAAATTTGATAAATTAATCATGGTATAAATATATGGGAAATATATATGGTTGGCACGTTTTATATAAATTTCTTTAATTGTTGCTTATTGTCTTTAATCCAATCTAACCATATACGTTTTACTATAGGCCAATCTGTTTCGGGGTTGTTGAAATTTAATATATTTTCTTGATGCCATTCTTCCATAGCTGTTGCTAGTGGTATATTTTTAGTTTTTGCTCGTTTAATTAATCCTTTAATAAATGCCGGTATCTCTTGAGGTGAAGTGTAGTATTCAATAGTTGTTTCGTAATTTGAATATTTGACGTTCATATCTTCAAAATTCTGTTGACCTATATGTTCCAACTCGTGTGTTACTGTTTCTTTAACTTCAGCTACCATATCACTAAATGCTTGTGGGAATGTTGTAGGATTGAATTCAATAGACATATTGAATGAATTCATATCCGAATTAGCGGATATAGAATATGGTTGAGATAGATTAGATACAGGTACAAAACGTGCCACTAAATCAAATTCAGCTTCCTCTCCACCACGAGTTATGGTGTATGTTAAGTTAAGTGTTTTTTTGCGCTTAAATGCGTTGATTATTTGGCGTGAAATGTCCAGTATATATGAATCAAATGTACCCTCATTTAATTGAATAGTAGGGTTAGTAATTAATTTTATTTCTTCCCGTATTATTGATATTAATTGTTGTTTAGTCATATTACTATTTTTACGAGTTAGGTAAAAGGGTGTTTTTAAATTGTCTAAGTAATAACCCACCCTGTTCATATGCTTCACGTTCAATTTCCTTCAAATTATCATCTTCATTTACATTAGTAGTGTTGATTTCAGGTAATCGATCCTCCATATTTTGTATATGATGAATATATTCATGACATATTGTAGCAAGAACATCACGTGGAGATCGGTTCAATGAATATACTACTATTGTGGGGTTTTGGGGTATGTAGTAACCGGTTTTACCAAAGAAATTAGCTGCATTTGCTACATCGTTGTCAATTATTTCAACGCGAGGTAATGGTTGTACGTTCATTCCCTGTTTAATCATATATTCATTCAACGATTGGATATAACCTAACAATAATTGACGTTGCTCCTCAACGGGACTACTTTCATTTAATGGTTGTTCAGGTGTTAATATATCTAAATATTCTTGAGTAGATATACCTTTAGGTAAAAAATGAGATATGTCTTGATTATTATTAATTGATGCTCTTAATTCAGTTGCACTAATACCTCCCTCCAATATACCAGCATCGAATGTTCTAGCATTCATGTATTCTGGGTCTCTACCTATTTTAACGAATCTATCCTCTTCACTTTTACCACAAGCAGCAATAAATTCCATATCTTGGTGGTTCTTAATTTCATTTAATATACCAGTTACGGGAGATGGTTTGTCGGATATTTGAATGGTTAATTTATTGTTGAATAATTTTTCGTTGTATAAATTCCATATTGCCTCACTTTGATGTGGGGTAATTCCTTCATGTATTTTTGGTGATATTAATATTACTACTTTATCTGCAACATCCATTAATTTTTTAGCTACCATAGCGTGTCCGGCATGTGGTGGTTTAAATTTACCTGGGTATATAGCCAATGTAGGTTTGTTTTGGGGGAGTATCTCCTCGTTAATGAAGGGTTGAATAATGGATTGTACTAGTGGATTCATATGTTCGAGAATATATTAATTTTACTTTTAGCTGTCTGTAATGTGTCGAATGTAGGTAATGTTTTTACCATATTTTCTATGTCGTAATTTAATTGTGCTTTATCTGCGTCCGATTTTGCTTGTTCTTCTGGTGTTTTTGGTTTACCAGTAGCTGTTGATTGTTTAATATACGAATCAGCTAGTGCGGTAGAAAACGATTTATTTGCATTGTTTGGATCGTTATTTATTAATATGAAATTATCACCAAATTCACGTGCGTATGTATCTATATTGCGATTTACATCGCGCCATGTTCTAAGTACAATTCCAGGCATTAAACTACGTTCACGTTCAGCATTACGTTGAAGTGAAGTTAATGGTGAAACATATATCATTAACATTAATGTAGTGTAGCCGAGTGATTCCAATTCCTGTTTTTTCTTGAGTATTGGATTTGATGCAGCACCGGTACCGTCAATAATTACACTTTGCCTACCCTCCAGTGTTTGTGCAAGTTTATCTTGAGTAATTTTACGTGATTGAGCTTGAATTTTAGCTGCTTGAGATAGTTGTTCGGGAGTGAAATTAGTTTGTTTAAGTCCAATCCCACTCGCCTTCAACATTTCTTCATATGTGTCATCTGAATTGATGGTTGTGAATGATTGGGGTAGTAATTGTTTAGATAAATATGATTTACCACTACCTGCTGGGCCTGCTAGGAATATAGCTTGTGGGTTATTTTGTACTTCTCTTAATAATTGAACTAAACTAATCATGGCTATACATATTTAAATTTCTCGTTTCGCTACTGTTCTAAATTCGGAAAACGATGGTTTGTGTGTTGGGTTTTCTAAATCAAAAATAAATTTAACGTGCTGGAATATTTCTAAATTTTCCTCAATGGAGCGTTTAGATTCAACTATCTCCCAATTTTTACCGCTTAATTTATCCGGGTTGGCTTTACGTTTGGATGATTTTAACCATAGCACACCACATCTGTCTATTTTCTTTTCAAAGCATTCCATATAGCATTGTGCATATACAGCTGTTTGTAAATCATATGTTGTGTGTAAATGGTTTGATGTTTTTAAATCAAGTATCCAACGCTCACCATTTAATTCAATAACTAAATCGCAAGTACCAGCTACTTTAAGTTTATCTGAAAATAAATGTACCTCGGTCTCAATTAATGTTGGTTTATGTGTTTCCCAGAAGTCAACAAATCGAATAAACATTTGCCATACAGTTGGGTTATATAATGGTTGACCAGTGGGGGACAGGAAATTTAATTCTTCACCTTCTAAATACTGTTCACACATTTCATGTACTTGAGTACCTTCCTCTGCGGCTTTCTTAACTATGTGGTTTGAAGCAAATCCTACTTGTTTCAGCCAGTTTTCAAAGTGCGGACCGCGAGGGTAGCATTGGAGGATAGTAGTTATTGAAGGGTAATATAATCCGTTACGTTTGTAAAAACGTTGATCAGGTAATGTGATTTGTTGCATATCCTCGGATACCTCTAAAACTCGACCGTAAGAATGTTTAAGTTGTGATTTTTTCATATAAAATTTAGTTTACGCTCCATTAGTTTATATTGTGTTAATGGAGTAACAGTTTGGATAAGTTTAGTAAACCCTTCAAAACCTAAAGATGATGGGTCTTTCCCATCTAGTTCAACTAGGTATACTTCTTTCCCCATATCCAATAATTTTTCACAGAACGATATTGAACGTTGAATCGCGTCTGCATCTAAAGCTATATATATTTTATGTACTTTTGATTCTACTAATTTTTTCATTAATTCGGATTGCATATTTTTTCCCATTAATGGTATAGCGTTGCGTTTTATTGCTAATGCATCGAATGGCCCCTCACATATGATTATGGGTAAATCCCAGTTAATAAACATACCGAATGGAATTATATCTCTAGATATGTCTGGATTCATATATTTAATATGGTTGTATGGCTCAAGTGAGCGTGCTGTAAAATAATTTAATTTACCATCTATATCGTATGATGGTAATACTACTCTATTAGCATACGCACCTGTTTTACAATATCCTATATTATATTTTAGTATATCCTGTGAGGATATATTTCGTTGCTTTAAATATTTAAATACTTTATGAGCGTATGGATCTTTGTTATCTATGAAGGTGGTGAATTCCTTTGGTAATTCAATTGATTTGAATTGTGGGGTACCTAAATCAGCATGAAATGTTGACTTGGTTAATTTGCGTAATTCTTGGTACTTGTCTGGTGCAATTGACAGTTTTTTGAATAGAGTATGGATAAATTTACCTCTATTTGAGCAACTCCAGCAAGCCCATTTATTTTCACCATTGGTGTTTTCGGTAAAATTGATTTCTAATTTATGGTGTTTATGGCAGAATGGACAGTTGTAGGCTACGTTACCTCTAGATGTCCGTTTGCCGGAACCCAGGATATTATTTACCAGATTTATTAATAACTCATTTACCATAATAGTGAATATACAATGTATATATTGCTATATCAAGTCTTTTGAGTAGAACTTGCCAAGGATGTTGGAATTTGTGAATTCATCTGATTCCAATACACCATACATAAATTGATATTTGCATTCGTAGTATGTAAGTTGTTTTTTGTTAGTTACAAAGTGGATGATTTCACGTGTGAATTCATCGTGTTGTTTGTTGCGTATTGCTTGTTTGATGAATTCCTCTGAACCGTAATATGTTTTCCAGTCAGATTCTTTAATTATCTGTTTGGTTGTTTTAGCGCGTCCCCGAGTGATGGGTTGTTCGGCTAGTTCTTTTTTACCCAACTTTTTGTTGAGTGTATGAAATATAGATTTCTTACCCAAATATTTTTTACCGGTTGGGGTATGGGTTGTAATGTATATGAATCCAAATGTTGATTGGGGTAAATCTTCTATAGTTGATATTGGTGTTGAGTTGTATAACCACATTTGTTTATATGTTAAAATAATGCATTCCAAGAGGTCCCATTATAGTAATATAATATACTACTACCTGCTGACCCTGAAGCTATAATCATTCCCTCGGTTGGTGTAGGGGTGGTTGTTCTAGGTGTTAGTACTAGTATATCTTTTACATTTAATGAACCGGTAATTAACGCAGAACCAGTTATATTTAAGCTACCAGTTAAACCATATGATCCAGTTAATTGTTTAGTATTAATATATAATTTTTTACCATTATTGTTACTACCACTAGCTACTAATAGATCTCCATCAGATCCAGATATGATTAATACATTATGTAATTCATCTAATTCATATCCGTTATCGATACGAACATACATTGAACCATTATTGGTTTGGATTCGTAGAGCTTGACCTAAACGAACTGCGTGAAGTGGAGGAACTGGTTCATATCCTATAATTGAGCCCGTAGGTCCTAGGTATAAAAGTTGTCCAGCAGTGAATGTGTCTGTATTAATTCCTAGCAATTTACCTTCAGTCATTACATACCCAAATGCTTGATCCGCTATAGTTTCATTTAATATACCCAAGGTATTAGCGGATACGCTATCGGCATCATATGATGCTGTTGATATTAATGCGTTATCTCCAGTTGCGCCAGATATTCTTACGACTTTACCTTTTGCTATAGAGGCACCAGTAACATTTTTAACATATATTAATACATCAGATGTATTTAATGATGTAGTAGCATATGATGCACTAATTGTGTTTGTTGTGTAAGATGATGTAGCTGCATATGATGCACTTGTTACATTCAATACATATGATGCACTAATTGCAATCGAAGCAGTTTCTGCATATGACGAGCTTGTTTCGTAATTGATTTCATACGATGCACTTATAGCGTAAGATGCTGTAGTAGCGTAAGATGCACTAGTTGCTATTGATGATGTTGTCGAGTACGATGAACTAACGGCAATTGATGCAGTAGCAGCATATGAAGAGCTAGTAGCAATAGATGCTGTTGATGCGTATGATGAACTTACAACATAAGATGATGTTGCAGCATATGATGAACTTACAACATAAGATGCCGTTGCAGCATAAGATGCAGTAGTAGCAATCGATGAAGTAGTAGCATACGATGAGCTTACAACGTAAGATGATGTTGCAGCATATGATGCACTAGTAGCAATGGACGCCGTTGCAGCATATGAAGCGCTTGTTGTGTTTAATGCGTATGAAGCACTAGTAGCAATTGATGCAGTAGCTGCATATGAAGCACTAGTAGATGTGGGAGCGTATGATGCACTAAGAGTACTCAATGCATATGAAGCGGTGCCTAATAAGCTACCAGTTATACCACCAGTTACATTTAAGCTACCTGTTATTGATGTAGATCCCGTTACATTTAAACTACCTGAAATTGTAGTTGGTTTATGCATTGATATACTTCCAGTAAATACTTGAAATATAGGTGCATCATTGCTGTCATTTACAAATAGAATAGATCCACTATTTGTATCTCCGTCGTATATGGTAAGTATATCTTCTACACTACCTACAACATTAAATAGAGGTGAGGATGAACCAGAACCAGATACAATTAATGAACCGGATATTAGTACGGTTTGGCGTAATGTATTAACATAAGATGCAGTTGCAGCGTGTGAAGCACTAATTGTACTTATTGAATAAGATGATGTTAATGAGTAAGATGCACTTGTTGAATTACGTGAATAGGATGATGATAATGCGTATGAAGCACTTGTAGCGTTTAATGCATATGAAGCACTTGTTGATGTATTTGAGTAAGATGAAGTGGTAGCATAAGATGCACTAGTTGAGTTGTTTGAGTAAGATGATGTAGTAGCATAAGATGCACTAGTTGAATTAATAGCATATGAGGCACTAGTGGCAATAGATGCAGTTTCTGCATACGAAGAACTTGTTTCGTAGTTAATTTCATATGATGCACTTACAGCATATGATGCTGTTTCTGCATATGAAGCACTAGTTGCGTTTGTAGCGTAGGAAGCACTTGTTGAGTTAAGTGAATAGGAAGCACTAGTTGAGTTATTTGAGTAAGAGGATGTTGTTGCGTATGAAGCACTAGTAGTATTCAATGAGTATGAAGCGCTAGTTGAATTAATAGCATATGATGCTGTAGTAGCATATGATGCACTAGTAGTGTTTAATGAATACGAAGCACTAGTTGAATTGTTTGAATAAGATGATGTTGTAGCGTAAGAGGCACTAGTTGAATTAATAGCATATGATGAACTAGTAGCAATTGATGCATAAGAAGCACTAAGAGCACTCAATGCATATGAAGCGGTGCCTAATAAGCTACCGGTAATACCACCCGTTACCTCTAAGCTACCTGTAATACCTACAGATCCGGTGAATTGGGCAGAACCAGTAAATGGGAATGGTGAAATATATCCCGTCAAATAAGATGCAGTTAATGCATATGAAGCACTAGTTGAATTAATAGCATAAGATGCACTAGTTGCAATAGATGCAGTTTCTGCATACGATGAACTTGTTTCGTAATTAATTTCATACGATGCGCTTACAGCGTAAGATGCTGTAGCAGCATATGATGCACTTGTTGAATTAACAGCATATGAAGCACTAGTTGAGTTACGTGAGTAAGAAGAAGTAATGGCATATGATGCACTAGTAGAGTTTAATGCATAAGATGAACTTACAACATATGAAGCAGTAGCGGCATACGAGGCACTAACGGAGTTTGGTGAGTTTAAGGCCCAAGATGCAGTACCATGTAGTGATCCAGTAAATCCAGATGCTGAAACTTGTCCTGTTATGTTAGTTGGTCCTACTAATGTTAATGAACCAGATAATGTTATATTATATGCTTCTACTCCGGTGAATGCATCTATAGATTGAGTTACGTGGTGGGCTTCAACAACTTGTCCAGTTAATATATTTACGTTGCTTAATATCTTTGCCATTTTCTATTATAAATATTATAGGTCTAAATTAATTATTATGTTGGTATCTGTAACCGATGATAGGGGTAATGGTTGTGCTAACTTAGCTACAGCAATTAATTCCTTACTATTATTATATAAACCAACTGTGGTTACATATGGGTTAAAATATGAACCAGTAGCAAAATTGTATAGAATACCATCATTTGAGCTACCAGATACCAGGGTTGGGTTTTGTGAGAAGTTAAATTCGTTTTGTCGTATGTTACATTTGTATTGAGCCTCGTATACCGTAACGGTACTCTGGAATGAGCAGGTTACATTGGTTCCTAATGTAAAATTATTTATGATTGGTGGGGGTGGTGATCCATATAAACCAAACCCATATATTAAAGACCCATAAACACCATATGGGTATAAGGATTGTGGTACTTCATATAATATTACCATACCATGTTCATATATAATATTTCCTACTAGATATGAATTGTTGTAATATAGAGCACCCTCACCATTATCTGTGATAGTGTTTGAGCCGGATTTTAAATAGAATGTATTGGGTTTAATATTTTCCCCAAATACATTTGAGGGGATGGAATATATTCCAATTTCTGCATTTGATCCCGTAGGGAAATATCTATTGGATTTTAATGTAGTTGATAAATAATTATCGTAGCTAGGAGTATATATACCTCCAGTTATAGTTCCATCAGGATTAAATGATGCTGTTGATGCCGGGGAAACATTTGAGCTACTAATATAATTTGAGTAATATAATTCTTGTGCGGATCTATATATTAATGTTTTATCGTATGAGGTTATATCACCTGTTGGGTTTGAACCCGAGATCCACAAACTAGATGTGATGTTTTGACCAGTAAACCTATCAATGCCACCATTCAATAGTTCAGCACTCCCATTAAATGTAAATGTTTTATTTACACTAAGTGGGGTTACTGAAGTATCGGTGGTCGTGAATGGTTTATATACGCTCATTTATGGGTAAAATCAAAAGTCCAACTTTACTCGCAAAAGTAGCTCTTTGGTAAAATCTTTTATTAATGGTTTAGACATTTTAGCTACAGCTAGTAATTCATTTGAATCGTTGTACATACCTACTGTAGTAATATATGTTTGTGGGTTGTTGATGAAGTTGTCATATATAACCTCACCTGTTGAACCAGATATGAATGATGGGTTTTCTGAGTAGTTAAATTCATTATTTCTAGCTCTAACGAATATGTAATCCGATGATATTGTTTCCTCTGAATTTAATGTAAATGATGCACCTCCAGATATTGCTGTGAATAGTTTAAGGGGATTTTGGCTATCTACATTATATGTAAGGGTTGGGGTTAATCCAATTGACTGTTTAATTGCAGCGGGGTTAAGTAGGATTGTTCCTAAATCAGGAAATACTAAACCATATGAACCTGATCCTGCTACGTATCCACTACCAGATAATGTTCCAGCACTACCATTAGAGCCAGATATTAATTGATATACTCTAGTTGTTCCGATGAAATTATTTACTAAATTATCTTGTGAATCGTCTGTTAATTTAATTGTATTACCTCCACTCTTCAATGTTAAATTTAACGAACCAGGGAATAATGATTCTTTGTAGTTAGCACGTTCAACCGATATAGCCCAGAAATCCGATCCAGTTAATACGTTATTACCTTTACCAAATATAAATTTAGCATTTTCGTCTTCCAATATTAATGATCTATATTGACCATACATTGTTTTTGTTGGAGTATTCGACGGAATAGAATTGTTATATGGTATACTTCCACTTCCTATAGCGTTTGCGTATACTATGTTAAATTGAATAGCAGCTGTGGGGTCATTAGATGATGTTTGATATACATCTAAATAAAATTTACTGCTATTACTTGCTACTTGTGTTGATGAAGTATGTACCGAAGTTAAAGTCGGATTATTTGTTGACCAAAGTGTACTAGTGATAGAATCACTACTTATTACGAAATCTTCAGGATCAAATCGTTTGAATGCCATATTTATTATTTATTATATTTTATTAATGGTTATAGGTAATGTTAATCGAGCACCACTATCTAAACCTACTACAGTTAATGTACCAGTAAGTTGTGTATTTGAACCAAATAATGTGTTGATGGTTGTTGCTCTTAAATTAATTTGTGTACCTATGATTGTTTTAGATACATTAGTACCCAACGTTGATGTAGAAGTGTTTGCAGATATTGCTGCTTGTGAATTAATTCCTACTCCTGTATAAGTATTCATTAATCTAATATCAGATATTGTAGCTGAGTATCCACTAGTTTCGTAGGTTTGGTTGTTACCTAAGTAATTTAATGTTTGTGGGGTAATAGATAGTGATTCACCTTGTTTTAATATAACGGATGAATAACCTAAACCTAATACAGGTAATTTAGCTGTACCTCTAGGTAAGGTAGCTAATTTGTATTTCATTATTTGAGTTTCAATAGGAAATGCCTCTAAAACCGGCATATTTTCTATAGCCTCTCCATAGAATGAAGAACCTGATGGGTGTGTTGGGTTATACAATGTATAATCAATTTCGTCATCTGCTAGAGAGAATTGAGTGATTCTAAATGAACCATCATTTTTTGCTAGTAATTCTCTACCCTTTTTAGTTAAAATGGCATCTATTGTTAGTGAGGTTGGATTTAAATATCCCATATATGATTATTTTTTATTTTAGTTGTTAATTTATTTAATATACTAATAAATATTACAGTATCAAACCATTTTTAATCAGTTCTGGTATTATGGTTTGTAAGTTTTTATTTAAATTTTCAGTTACATATTCAGGTTTTAGTAAATATGGTGGAAGTATATTGGATTGAATAACTCCTTCAAATATAACCTGACTAGCATCCGGAACATATCTTCTTATTAAAAAATGATTTATATCAACAGCGGGATATTGTGGGATAGGTTTATCCATTACTACTATTAAATTACTCCCCGATGTGTATGATTCTTTTACCATAAAGGTATGTGATTCTTGACCATCAAATCTAAATTCATCTCCAGGTTTAATACTCCAATCTTCAGTCACTTCAGGGAAAGACGAAGTAGGCATAGATAATTGTTTAACATTAGGTGTGTTAAATAATGATACAAGGGATGCATTTGATGTATATATTGAATCAATAGGATATGCAGGATATGATGATGATATCCAAAGTGATGTTGTTGGAACTTCACTATTTGCAATAGGTGATTGTGCAATTTCAAAATATGAAGGTGATTCAACGTATTGAAGGGTATCCGGAGTATAAACTTGAACTTCATATTCATCATTATTTACCATATTTGTTGATAATAATGTTTGGGTAAATGAGTATGTTGGGGTATTAGGATCTGTAGTAGATTCTGGGGGGGTGGTAGCTTCTTGGGTAGGGCCTAACTGGGTACCTTGGGTTTTATTCCATATTCTGTAGTATATAGTACCATATCCTACATCATTTCCTAAACCACTAGATACTCTAAGACTAACAGTAAATATAAGATCCACAACATCCGTTTTAATAGCAGTAATTACTTTATATGTTGAAGTTTGATCAGGAGTTACGGTTATTAAAGTATTTGTTGAAGTTGCAGTACCTTGTCTATTAATAACACGTAAATGATTTAAAGGAACCCATGTAGATATAGTTGTAATTTCTTCATATCCATGATTTTCTCCAGTAATAGGTCCCATTCCTATTTTTGCTGTCCAATCACTAGATACTGATCCTGATGTATATGAATCATATAAACTAATTGTTGAAGCCCATGAGTTGGAAACTTCTGTATATAATTGATTATATAATATAGGTTCTAGTCTATATCCTCCTCTAACTATTTTTTTAGGTACTGTAGCTAATTGGTTTGGTTTTTGAGTATTACTAATAGATACTAAGTGGTTTGTAATAAATGTACCTTGAGTATCGTATAAAGAATTATATGATTGATTAGGTATAACTACAGTACTATTATCTCTAATTAAATACTTAACATTGGCTTGTGATGTATCCATTCTTAATGGAATAGAACTGCTAATATTATCGCAATATGCTATAGAGTTCTGTAAACTTTCCATTGATGGAGTTTTACCATAATTTCCTACATTCACATTACTATCACTCCATACATTTAAATATTGAGATGTATTTTTTACACCCTCATACCTTGGTCTAGTGTGACGTTTCAATGAATAATTTGAGTCTTGTACGGCAGCCTTAGTTGCACTTCCAGATATAAGTAAATCTAAATTAACCGGTTCATTTAAACCAGATGAGTAATCTACATCTTGGTATTTAGTACTGGTTCTAGCATCCTCCATATTGTTGAATAGTGATTGAGAGAAATTACCACCGTAACTTATATCTCCACTACCTGATGTAAGGTTTTGAGTTGATACTGTGATGATTGATCCACTATACTCCCCGTTATAGAATTCTGATTGGTCGTTATGTAATGTAGTAATTGATCCGGATGGGATAGTATGAGTTACATACCAACTTTGGGATATATTTGATTCAATATTTAAACTATTAACTACACCAGCAGCTCCACCTTCAAAGTGTTCTACAGTACCACTACTATAGTCATTCCATTGTGGTTTAACGGAACCTGATAGTGTTTCGTCTATATGGAATAGTTGGGGTTGGGGAAATTTATTTCGTTCAAGTAAATGTTGTTTAATTATTACTCCCGATGCTAGATTTGTACGTGCGGGTACAAAATCCTTAATCATTTTAAATAGTGAATTGTCAAAGAATTTAATTAATCGAATAAAATCCGTTAAATTGTAATTTTTAGTGTATTTCTGGAAGTAATCGTTTCTTAATTTATCTAAATCTGGGTATGATTGGGCTGATGTGGAACGCAATTTAGGGTCACCTATATATTCACCCAGATTTAAATATCCAATTTGGGACATTATGTCGTCGTTAATTTCGTTTTGTGGGGAGAATGAAACTTCTAATAAGTTAATACCAGGTGTGTACGTTGAATTGATTGAATTATTTTGTGAAAGTGATCTATATTGGGACAAAACACTACCCGTTGGGAAATTGTTATTTTCAATGCGTATTTTATCCGATATAGGGTTTCTGATACCAGATACTGGTTGGTCATAGAAGAATTGTTCACTATTGGATTCAAATATGGGTGTATCGTCAAAATAAAAATTACTATTACTAGCAAATGAATGTGTTTGGATCCAAGATCCGGTTATTTTAGGATGAATCGATATCGAATCAATATACAAATCTCCACCTAAAGGTGCTCTAAATGCTAATTCGTTAGCGGAGGAATTTGCTGTATTACCTTCAATAGAATATGGATTCATAGTATAATCAGTAAATACACTACTAGAAATAACTGTAGTGTAGTATCTAATTTCTTGATATGATCCGGAAAATGGGGTAAATATATTTGTGATAGATCCTACCCCATCATATACGTTAGTATCATAAACAGCAATATCGTATCCTACGGGTGAATGGAAGGAGAAACTAACGGGAAAGTAACTAGTACTAGCATTTTTCCAGTTATATGTTGTTCCTTGGATTGAGCTTGATTCGTTAAATCCTAAAGTTGTTCCATTATTTCCACTTTCATGTATTTTATTTTGGGCTGTTAATGTATATATATCATTGGATTTATTTACCATTACTGACCACCACTCTCCATCGTAAAATGGAAGATACACACTAGTGGAAACAGATGAATTGTTAGTATCTGGGTAAAATGATAATGTAGCGTATTCGTTATATGGGTCTACTATAGATCCTGAATATGAACCACTATTAAATATAGATCCAGTATATGTAAGTGTTAGAGCTGCTCCATCATTACCATTCGATAAATACCATAAACTTTGAGATACTGGTGTGTCTGCTGTTAATCCGTTAGTTTTAAATCGGAACATTACAGTAGATGCTTTATCGTCAATTGCGTTCCAATTCGTGTTTAAATTCCAGGATGATGAAATAAAGTTATTTTCACGTGTGTTGAACGCGTAATTAAATTCATTTTTATAGTAGTCCCAATCGTTGAATTCGGTTTTATCTTTACCACCATATTCGTTTATTCTTAATATAGTGTCCGGGATACCATATGAAGTAATAAGTGCTCGTAACCCAGGTAAAGTACCTTTAGATTTAAGTAAATATGGTAAGTTATGATATAGTCGTTTATATAATGATTTATTAACATCATCCATAGGGATGTTGTCATTAGATGCTGATATTAGTGTGTCAATATATTCATATCCGGAAGGAGTAGGAAGAGAACCAGTGATATTAGGAAATGGGAATGTACTACCATTAGGTGTTAATCCAAGGAATGCTGTATATAAATCCTCATTGGTAAAACTATTTTGATATATTTTAATACCAAATTCTTTTATAGCATCAGCTACTAAATCTTTAGATATACCATTTTCTAATCTATTGTCATTATTATATTTTTGAGTTATCTCATTATGGTAAATCCATATATTATCATAATGTTGAGCAACCATATCAATGAATAATTCATAGTTTTGGTTATTAGCATCCTCACGTAAATATTCAGGTATGGATTTTAATAATTGATTGGGGTTGGTGTTGTCAAATAATGAAGCAGACAATATTAAACCACCATATGTTGGATTATATTCATTTGTACTACCATACCATTGATTTACTTCTGTACTATCAGTTTTATGTAAAATATATGGTTTAACATTGTTAGATTTAGGCCATGCTTTGTCTGAATCTGAATAGTACATATAATAGTCCCAACCATCAAAGTTGGTGATTATTT